ATGGCAAAAGGTGTTGATAGGCTACTTACAGAATCATTCAGAGAAGAGATTGCAGGTGCTTTAGCAGACTTCGACGGAATGGATGAAAAATCGCTTCAAACGCTAATTTGGAGTGGGCAACCTCCAGAGCCGGATGGTGATGTGTGGTGCGTTGAATATATGACGCGTGCAGCAGCAATCCAGAGCAAGATTCGTGATTTCGCCGCCCAGCTTCGCAAGGGGATTAATGATGCACAGTAACAGCAAAGAGCCGCAAATATTTAAAATCACGTTCAATGAAAAAGGTGATTTTAAGGCGTGGCATGCATGCCAAAAGTGGCTTGATGATCATGGTTATAGCTACGGCTCAACATCTGGCCGCGTGGAGTTCGTGGGTGTTCTCAAGGGCAATTACATCATCGCAAAAATGCACAATCTGACACGTCAAGAAATCAAAGAATTAGACGGGATTGTAGATGGTAATTTCAGAGATGGGCCTGTAACGCTGCGTTTAAAAAGCGCCCCAGAGGAACAGAATAATGACCAGTAACAGCAAAGAGCGAGCACTCAAATTCAACGATGAAATGCTGGCAGCGTTATTAGCAGGAAGAAAGACACAAACCCGCCGTCCAATCAATGGGTTCGATGTTTTCGAATTAGTTAATGATGGCGCTGGTGCGGGAATGTGGCGCGTACATGGGCCAAGTTTGCAAGATGTGAACGAGCTTAATGAAAGCGACGAAGTAATCGGAACAACGCCCGCAAGCACGTATAAAAAATCGTTAGTACGTCCAACGTTTATTGATTACTACTGCCCGTACACGCTGGGCGGACATTTTATTAATGCATGCAATAAAGAAGGTGAACCAGTTTGCGGAATTTACGTAAACGTAAGCGTAGAGCGATTAAACGATATCAGTGAAGAGGACGCGAAAGCCGAAGGCGTTTCACCATCAACTCACGAAATCACGCCGCCCGAGGCCGTATACAGAGTTGGATTCGGTGAGCTGTGGCGATCGATTTACGGCGATGAGAATTGGGAAAAAAATCCGTGGGTTTGGGTAATCGAATTTAAGCGTGTGCAGGAGCAGAGCAATGGCTAATTCAGCAAAGCTACAACTAGGTTTTTCACAGTTATCAAAAACCATTGTTCTGGCAAAAATGCGGGAAGTAAATGGAATGCGCATTCGTGTAGGTAATGACCGAGGACGAGACGTAACAAATGAGGCCGCTCAATTGGTATGGCAGCTAGTAATGGCCGAGGGGGGAGAAATTGTATGGGATATGGAAGATGGTTCCCGAATGGTGCTTAAAGCACAACAAAACGAACCGCAAAATAATCCGGCACAACCTGTAATACCAGAACAGCCACCGGCTGAACTTAAAATCGGCACATCAAAACATGTGAATCCTTATTACATTGCTCAATGCACTGCATGCGGGTGGCTCGGTAGTTCAGAGGATTGCTTAGGTGATGAAGACGATTGTGATTGCCCGCTATGTTACACCGACGCAGACGAAGTTGATGCAGAGACGGCTTTCAACGTAATGCTTGATGCACTTAACAAACTTAGAGCGGCGTCTACAGCACAACCTGTAAGCGAGCCTTACAAGTTACCTTCTGGCTATGCACTGGTTCCATGCAAGCTAACGGCAGAGAACGGAGCTAAGTCATGCATGATTGGTGAATTCACTGAACAAACAGAAATTAGCTGCCCTGAATGCTTTGGTGATGATGAGTGCGAAACTTGTGATGGTAGCGGGATGATCGAGGTTACGGTTCCTGTCAGCTGGACAACCATCAAGGATATTTGGGCCAAAGGGATTGAACACTTTGCCGCAGCCGCAGCACAGGAGAGCGAATAATGAGTAAGCGCAGATCTACAAGAAAGGCAAAAGCGGCCTTGTCAGAACTAAGCATTATTTTCTTAGCGTACGGTTTTAGTCGCAAGAGAAATAGAGTGAGATTGCCTGTTTTTTCTATGTCAGCACAGGAGCAGAAATAGATGAGCAAGTATCGAAAAGGTGCCATGTATCTGCGTCACTTAAAGTCCACAGATAAAGCCAATGACATGCGAACCGCTCTCCGTCTTGCGACATTTAGCGAGCCAGAATACTGGAATCACCCAGAGCGCGTTAAACCAGTTGTCATGGTTCAGCATGGAGTTGAAGGCGTGTCCGGCGTATGGATGAACAAAGAGGATGCTATTAGCTCGCTTCTCACTCGTAATCCTAAACGCCGCCGTAATCCTAAACACAATGCAGAGCGTGGGCAGCGCATGACCAAAGGTGATTTGCGCAAAGCATTTAGAGCGTGGGCATTCAAGCACGAAGAAAAGCGAAATGCGGTTCTGGAGCAGAAATAGCGCCATCTCAGCGTAGAATGTATAATCCAAGGATGGAGGATTTATGTCTAAAAAACACAGCATAGGCCGAATGATTGCAAGAGCAAAGGCGATCGCTAACAAACCTGATGCAAAATCGGAACTGGAAATACTTAAAACTCCCCCCAAAAACCGCACAGAAGCTAAAAAGCAATTAGCACTAAAGCTGAAATTGGTCAGGTCTGGCGCACTGGATAGCAAATCACTTCGAGCATTATCGAAACAGTCTGAACAGGCGTTATTAATAGCTAATGCTTTGCGATTTGATGAAGGGTTAGTTGATCCAGTATCTACTGATAAAACATCAGACTCTAACAAGCGTTGGCGTGGCCGCACTGCTGACTAAAAGGACTATTCAATGGATGATTTTATAGTATTTGGTGGCTGTCATAATGGTTATATACAGAAAGGCATACTTGAAGCCTGTGGGAATAAAGCGTTCTTGTATGCAGAGCCACTGGTACGCGGGAGAGATATAAACTCCACAGATAAGGTGAGAGTAATTCGCCAAAAAGAATTTTCAGTAGAAACGTTCGTATCTGAAAATGGAAAGACTTACCTAATAGCCAAGCTTGGTGATGTTGATAATTTGGCGACGATACAACGAATTGAAACAATAATTAAGGTTTTCTCTCCAAAACCAATAGGTTAATCATATATACCATTTTACGAACCTCGCTCCGGCGGGGTTTTTTATTGCCTAAATTTGGAGGATTTATGAGACATATCATTAAAGGCCATCCAGAACGAACGGAAAGAGCGGCGATGAAAGCGGCTCTAAATCTCCATCAGGAAAAGTACGGAGACTACGGGCCAACCAAGAAAGGCGTTACTTATTACCTTCAGGTGGAAGATGAGAAATTTGCCATCGAGATTATTAACAGAGAAAAATCTTATGTGGCTACATCGATGATGCGGCCGCGCGATTTATCCAAAGTGTGGGGGAATGCAGCGTGAACAAATACAAGCTGATTTATGCAGATCCGCCGTGGACATATCGCGACAAGGCAGCCGATGGAGATCGTGGAGCATCATTCAAATATCCAACAATGAGCATCTTGGATATATGCCGCTTGCCTGTACGGGACTTAGCTGATGAATCTTGCCTGCTGGCGATGTGGTGGGTGCCAACGATGCCAGCCGAAGCGTTGAAGGTGGTCGATGCTTGGGGATTTAGATTGATGACTATGAAGGGATTCACATGGCACAAGACAAATCGACACAAAGGAAACAGTGCAATCGGCATGGGCCACATGACAAGAGCCAATAGTGAAGATTGTTTATTTGCGGTTCGTGGTCGGCTGCCAGAAAGAATGAACGCAGCAATCTGTCAGCATCAAACGTTCCACCGCGCAGAGCATAGCGCCAAGCCCCCAGAGTTTCGCGATCTGCTTGTCAGCTTGCTAGGCGACGTGCCTCGCATTGAGCTATTTGCGCGTCAACAAGCTGATGGTTGGCATTCGTGGGGTAATGAGGTCGGTTGCAATATCGAGTTCCAGCAAGGAGTGAAAGCGGCATGACATGACAGCAGAACAAGGCAACGCAATAAGAAATGTAGCAAGAGCCCTTCTCACAGAATTCCGCAGCAAAAAAAACAAACTCACATACCGCCAGTTACTCGATAAGCATTCAGCAAAGATAGCGCCACTATGCGGCAGGTTTAAGCCGTGGATGGTGCTGTCTTGCTACTGCATGAAAGTTACGGATAAGGATAAATAGATGCTAACACTTGAGCAATGGAACAAAACGCTTCCCAAACCAAAGAATATGGAAACAATACGCCGCTGGGCTCGAAATGGTCAGATATGGCCGCCACCAATATTTGATGGCCATCAATACTTTGTTCGCGAGGACGCAGAAAAGCGCGTTAATACTCAGCCAACAAAATCACCCGGCACTCTTCTGATGAGAATTAAAAATGGCACGGAACAGAAGTCACACTCGCCGCGATCTGCCTCCAAATCTGTACGTCAGAAATAACGGATATTACTGCTACCGAGACCCACGGACGGGTAAGGAATACGGGCTTGGAAAGATAAAGCGTGATGCAGTAAATCAGGCTATCGAGGCCAATCTTCAGCTAATGGATAGTGTATCAACTAGGCTTGTCGATAGGTTGTCCACTGAAGCTTCAATGCTCTTTCATGACTGGCTAGACCATTATTCTAAAGTTATAGACAGTCGAGGGCTAAAGCCAAAAACATTGAAAGAGTACAACGGAAAGATACGCATCTTACGAACTATCATCGATAACGTTCCAGTTGAGAGCATTACGACAAAGGACATTGCTTCCATACTGGCCTCATACTCAGCAGACGGAAAAACAACGACGGCTAAGTTAATGCGTATTGCATTACTGGACATTTTTAGAGAAGCGATTGCTGATGGTCATATTACAAACAACCCTGTAGAAGCAACGAGGAACCCCCGATCAGAGATAAAGAGGTCGCGCTTATCTCTTTCTGAGTACAAAGAAATCTACCGCTGCTCTCTTGGCCTTCAGCCTTGGATTCCGTTGAGCATTGAATTAGCGCTAATGACCGGTCAGCGAGTGAGTGATATCAGTAAGTTAAAATGGAAAGATATTCGTGATGGGATGCTATGGATTGAGCAGAAAAAGACAGGGAATAAACTTGTCATCGACTTGAGCCTAGCCCTCGATGCAACTGGAGTTAGCCTAAAGGATACGGTTGATCGCTGTAAGGTGCTGTTTGGCAGATTCGATAACATCATCTGTTCACAAACTGGGACTCAATTGACAACGACAACGATGGCGAGAGGATTCGCAAAAGCGAGAGAGCTATCAGGTATCACGTGGGAAAAAGAACCACCCAGTTTTCATGAATTACGAAGTCTGTCCGCAAGGCTGTATACTGAAGAGAAAGGGACGGAGTTTGCCCAACGGTTGCTAGGCCATAAGTCAGCAGTGATGACAGCAAAATATCAAGATAATCGTGGTAGTGAATGGGTTAAAGTCGCCACCTGA